TTGCGGATCGTCTCTTCGATGTCCGCGCCGGTCAGCAGGTAGTCGACCACGGCCTGCGAACAGATGTCGAACGTCGGGTCGTGCTTCGCTTGCAGGCCGGCCTTCGCGAACAGCCCCTTGCGCTTCACTTCCGGCTGCGGCACGCCGTTCTTGTCCGGGATCATGAGCACCTGGCCCGGCTCCTTCGGGTCCTCGACGATGGCGAGGTAGCTGTTCACGTCGCGGCTGTACACGCCCAGGTAGCGCACGGCCTCGGTGGTGAAGCCGGTGTCCAGTTCCCAATCCGCGACGATGCAGGCGAACATGCCGTAGCGCTCGCGCGGGATCACGGTGACGATGCCGTCCGTGTTGGCCGAGATGACGTTGAAGTCGTTCAGGTGCAGTTCCTCGATCAGCATCAGCAGGGACAGTTGCCCGGTCAGCGTGGTCGAGATCAGCAGGCGCGGCGAATAGACGATGGAGTACGGCGAGCCGGTCTTGCCGAACGTGCCGTTGTTGACAATCTTGAAGCTGTCCGAGCGCTTCTTGTACTTCATCGACTCGGACGGGTTGGACTTCTTCAGAAACGCGGCCTGTTCCTTGTACTTGTCGCGCAGTTCGACGAAGCGCGTGAAGATCGGCACGAACTGCTGGCCCACGGCCTGCGGCACGTATCCGCATCCCAGGATCAGGCGCGGGTAGTAGGCGCGCACGTCGCGGTCTTCGATGATCGTGTCTTCGTCGGCCACGAAGGACCGGCGCTTCTCCTTCGAGTGCAGACCGCCGATGCCCATCCTGTAGTCGGTGCCGCCGATGCGCAGGCGCTCGTTGATGGCTTTGAAGGTCTGCGGCAGCTTCACGACGCCGTACGATTTCTTGTCTTCAGGGTCTTCGGCCGAGACGAAGAACCGCGTTGCCATGATCTCATCCAACACGCCGCGCAACAGCGGGGTCTTGAAGCGGATGAACGCGGGCGGCTCGTACTTGAACGAGAAGGTCTTGACGGTCGGCTTTTCCGGCTTGTAGCCGGTGATCTTCTCGACCTCGCGGCCGATCAGTGTTTCCGCGATCTGCGCGTCGGATTTCGAGCGCACGTCGACGCCGTACTCGACGCTGATCTCGTTGCGGATGTCGATCTCTTCGCGCAGGCGCAGCGCCAGTTCGCCGGTCGTGTCCAGGTCGTTGCCGAGGTACTTGCGCATCAGCGGCCGGCGCGCTGGACCGATCAATTCGGACGGGTCGATGGGGAGTTCCTGCAACCACGGCATGTTCATGCGCGCGCCGTACTTCTTCAGCGACAGCTTCACGCCGGGCGCGACTTCCATCAGGTCGATGTGGTCCAGATAATCGGGAAGCTGGCAGTTGTAGCGATCCAGGAACTTCCACAGCGGCAGCCGGTACGCGAAGATCGAGTCGTTCGCCTGCTTCACCTTCTCGTTGCTCGCGCCGGCCATCGCGAGCGCGATCATCATCAGGTCGTAGCCCAGGCCGTTGAACGTGTACAGGCGGAAGTTGCGCATGATCTTAGCGATCTTGCGGCGGTCGAGGTCCAAGCCGTCGTACTTTTCCAGGATCACCTTCTTGCCGGTTTCCAGATTCTTGAATCCGATGCTCCAATAATCGCGGTAGCACTCGGTGTCGCACGCGGCCTCGGGCCGGTCGTCGAGGAAAGTTTTGATGGATATGGGCATAGTGCTCTCTAAACGAAACAACGCCGCAGGTTGTGAGTCTGCGGCGTTGCGGGTACTTCGTGGATTACAGGTCGTCGTCTTCGTCTTCGTCTTCGCCGTCGACGACATCCCATGCGCCGGAATCGTCGATGCGGCCCTGACCGAATGCCTTATCGTCCTTCACGAACATCGCGCCGACCAGGCCAGCGTTCAGTCGTTTGCCGTGCTCGTTGTTCTGAACCCACGGACGAATCAGCATGTGGCCCCATGCGCCACCGTAGAACATGTCGAGGATGTGCTGCAAGTCCTCAACCGGGTCCAGCTTCACGCCTTTTTTGTCGCGGAGCGTCGGGCGGTTGGTTTCGCGTGCGCTGACGAACCAGTGATTCTTGTAGGTGTTGCCATCACCTTCAGCGTCATCGTCGTCGTCGCGGTTTGCGTCGCCGTCGCGCAGGAACTTCTTGTCGGCAGGGACAGTGATCTTCGCTTCGGCCAGGATCGCCTTCATCACTTTCGCAATGGCCGACTTGGCTTCTTCGTGGGTTTCCTTCGGCATGAGGCCGACCAGGCCGTACTTCGGGACACCCTTGTCGCTTTCCTTCTTCCACGGCTTGTCGACGTGGGGATAGGAGAAGCGCACGTTGTCGATGCGGATAACACCTTCGTTGTAGATCACATAGTTCTTGCCGCGCTCTTTGACAGTCAGTTGTGCCATTTTCAATCTCTCTTCGATAAACGATATAAATGAATTTACGATCACTCGCCAAATTCGCTAAAAGCGTCGTCGTACTTCACGTTCAATGCCGGACGTGAATCCTTGATCGACGCCAGAGTCGCCTTGCCCGGTGGTTTGAAGATCAGGCCATCCAGCAGTTCAGGGATGTCCTTTTTCTTGTAGCCCTCGGCCATCAGCAACTCTTCGACCCTTGCAGGACTCGCTACCTCTTCAGTAACGATGTCGTCCCGGTCCAGGCCCAAAGCGACCAGTCTTTCGACCGCTTTGTTCTTGTCGCGGAAGGTGCGGAACGAACGCCCTTCCACGGTCTTGTGCAGCTTCAGCTTCACGCCGTCGCGCGCACGCTGTTCGAGTTCTTCGCCCACCTTTTTGAAGAACCGCTCGACCGTGCCGCGCCAGCCATACAACCGTTCGAGTTCCAGCGTCGTCAGCTTCGCCGGATCGACGGGCGACGGCACCAAGTCCTCGGCCAGCGCTTCACGGAAGCCGTCGATCTCTTCCTGCGTCACCTCGGGAGCCAGATCGTCGAATGCGCCGCCAGTCAGGTCGATCAGGACCTTCGCCTTTGCCGCACACGTCGACTGCACCCTGCACCACTGGCACGCTTCAGCGCTCGGCGTACGCGGTGCGTTCTGCACCCACGCTGCCGCAGCGCGTTCCTTCACGTATTCGGCGAAGGACAGCAGATACTTCCGATCCACCACCCATTCCTCGAACACGTCGAGACGCGGTTGCGCGATGCGGATCACGAATTCCTGGAAGTCGTACAGCCAATCCCATTCGTAAAAAAAGCCAAGCGCGTAGAGCAATGCCTGGCTGTTTTCCTTCGCGTAGACGCGAACACCTTTGCCCATCTTCAGGTCGGTGATGACCATCCGCTGATACGTGCACGCGGCATGGTCAGCGGTGCCGCCCTGGTTCGGGATCGGCGTCAAGCGGGAGAAGTCGACGCGCGTTTCAACGTAGTGGTCGCCCGGCAGATTCTTGCACCAGTCGACGTATCGCTTCACGTACTCGAACATCGTCTCGTCGATGTCGATCAGGTAGCCCCATTCGCCGGCCTGCACGAATTCGCGCCGACCCAGCAAATACTTCGGGCGCATCCCTGTCTTCAACCACTCTTCGCCTACCATGTGGCCCACGGTTCCGTAGGCCGCATCCCGCCCGGAATCGTCCGGTGCGAACAGATTGGGAATCAGCGATCCCGCGCAACCGAGCCACATTTTCGATCCCGAGGGTGAAAAAACGGAGTGTCCGCCGTCCATCACCCGCTGAATCGCAGCGCGCATTTCTGCGACGCTGAACGTGTGCTCGGTCATGCCGGATTACAGGCCGTCGTCTTCTTCCTGCGTGTCGTCGGCGCTCGCGGCTTCCAGCTTCGCCTTCGCCAGCGTGAACGCGGATTGAATCTTGTCGTCCGCGATCTCGGCCATCTTCGCCGCGCCGACCTTCGTGATGATGGCCTTCGCTTCAGCGGCGCCGAACTTCTCTTTCACTTCGGTCAGGGCGGCGACCATCTCTTCGCGGGTCGGGCCGGTCTTCTCGGCGGTCTTGGTCTTGCCTTTGCCGGTCGTCTTCGCGGTGCCGGTATCAGCGGTGCCGGTCGATGCTGCCGAAGCGGTGCCGGTCGATGCAGCGCCCAGGGCTGCGATCAGCGCTTTGATGTTGGTGTTCAGTTCGGTAATTTGTGCGTCGAAAGACATGTAGTGCTCCGTTGTGAGAAAGGGCGGGTAAAAAGGTGCGCCGGATTACCGCCGTAGGCCAGCGCATTTGCAAATCAAGAATTCAGGTCCAACAGCACATCGTCGATTGCGGCCAGGAGGCGTTCGAGGCGTTCCCGCTTTTCCGGGTTCGTCACAAACTTCAGCCGCTCAATTGTGACGTTACGCGCACCACATATGCGAACGGCATCCTCGCGTTTCCGCTGAATACCGAAGCTAGTTTTGTCGTATTCGGCCGCCACAGAATTACCTTGTCGTCGATCAGTGCATGGACAGCATCTTCTCATGCGCATTTGCTGGTCGTCAAGTGTGTGTGCGATAATTTGTTCACATTTTGCGATCTTGCATACCCATAGGAGGTAACTACCATGATTGAATTCCCGGCGTGGGTCGATGACCCGCGCGATCCCGAACTGAGCGCCGAAGACGTGGAGGCGCAACTGGCGCAGCGTCGATTGCGATACATGGTCGGATTGGCGGCGCTGCACGCGACGCCGAATACCAGCATTGCGGCGCTGGCCGATCACTGCAAGATCGAACGCGCACACGTACATGCGGCCATTCGCGAAGGTCGTTTTTCGGCGGGGATCGCCGCGAAGATCGAGAAGGCATGCGGTCGCAACACCGTACGCCGCGAGTGGCTGATCTATCCGCTTGAAATCCACGAACTGGCCCACTAATGAACGACGAATTCACACCGAAAAACAGCGGTCCTCTCGCGTATCTCGGTGCACGGCTGATCGACAATGGGTACAGCATCATCCCCATCGCGGTCGGCAAAAAAGCACCGGGATTCGACAATTGGAGTAGCGCACGCTCGACGAAAGCGCAACTCAACGAGTGGATCGAGTCGGGACATCGCTATTCCGGCGTTGGCATCCTGACGAAGCGCACACCGACCGTCGACATCGACGTTCGCAACGAAGAAATCGCGCTCGAAGCCGAAGCAAAAGCGCGCGAGATTTTTGGAGACGGCCCTGTCCGCATCGGCATGGCGCCGAAGCGGCTGATGATGTTCCGTACCGACACGCCATTCCGCAAAATGCGGTCGAACAAATACCAGGACGAATGGGGCGATCTGCACCAGATCGAAATCCTGTGCGACGGCCAGCAGTTCGTCGCGTATCACACCCACCCGGACACCGGAAAGCCGTACGTTTGGCCGGCCGAGAAGCTGGGTAAGGACGGTTCGACCATCGCCGAGGGTGGTCCGCTGACGATTTCGCAGAACGACCTGATCGACATCACCGTCGAACAGTGCCAGGCGTTTATCGACTGGTTCGAGAAGCGCGCGGCGCTGGAATCCGACTGGAAGATCGTGAAGAAGCGCCGCGATCCGGGCGCGGCCGAGGTCGACCTGGACAACCCGTTCATGGAAGACACCAACGCCGTCGACATCAGCGAGGAAGAACTGCGCGGACGCCTGATGATGGTGCCGAACCCGGACGATTACGACACATGGGTTCAGGTTGGCATGGCCCTGCACCACCAGTTCGACGGCGCGGACGAAGGCATGGACCTCTGGAACGAATGGTCAGAGACGGCCGACAACTACGACAAGGATGCGCTCGAACGCCGCTGGAAGGACTTCGCCATCGACGGCAAAAAGCGTGCGCCGATCACCGCGCGTTTCATCCTGCGCCTGTCGAAAGAGGCGGCCGCCGAGACTTCCGCAGCGCTGACGATGAAGTTGCGCGACAACTTCGCCAATGCCAAAGACATCGCGGACTGGAACAAGGCGCGCGACGCCGCACGCGAAGCGGAGATCGACGGTTTGGCGCGCGCGGCACTGGCAGCGCTCGCGAAGGATCGCCTCGACACCATCACCGGCAGCAAGACGCCGCTGTCCGAGGTGAAGAAGGCCATCGCGTATCAGCCGGCGAAAGGTGAGAAGACGCCGGGATGGGCCGAGACGTGGGTGTACGACACCAGCGACGACCGCTTCTTCGACACGAAGCGCAAAATCTCGACCACGCAGCAGGGCTTCAACGCGATGTACGACCGCAAGGCGCTGACGAAAAAGGATGTTGTCGACGGACGCAGTTCGCCGACCAACACCGCATCGGCACTCGCGCTGAACCAATTCAAGATCACGGTCGTGAACGGGCGTCGCTACGAGCCGGGCGCGGACCCGATCTTCCATCGCGCGGACGGCGTGTTCGCGAACACCTATCCCGAGCACGAGATTCCCGAACTGCCGGACGAACTTCTGCCGCGCGACAAAAAGGCGATCCGCCGCGTGAAGGATCACGTTCGCCACCTTCTCGCGAAGCCGGAAGAACGCCGCATTCTGGTCGACTGGCTGTCGTGGATCGTGCAGAACCCCGGCAAGCATGTGAATTGGGCGATCCTGCTGCAAGGCGTCGAGGGTGACGGCAAGTCGTTCTTCGGATTCCTGATGCGCGCGGTGATGGGCGTGTCGAACGTCCAGATGCTCAACGCGCACATCCTGGAAAGCCCGTTCACCGATTGGGTCGTCGGCCAGTGCCTCACCTGCATCGAAGAAGTCCGCCTCATCAAAGCGACCAACAAGTTCGAGTTGCTGAACCGGATCAAACCGTTCATCACGAACCGGATCATCGAAGTGCACCCGAAGGGCAAGGCGACGTACGACGCGGTGAACACCACGAGCTACCTGTTGTTCTCGAACTTCCGCGACGCCCTGCCGCTCGACGACGACGGCCGGCGATACTGCGTGCTGTTCAGCCAGTGGCAGCGCAAGGACAAACTGGACGCCTTCAAAGCGGCGAACCCGGACTATTACGACAAGCTGTACGCGACCATCGAAGAGTGTGCGCCGGCCCTGCGCAAGTGGCTGCTGGAACACGAGCAAGCCGATGACTTCCGCCCGCTCGGCGACGCGCCGAACACCGACGCGAAGACGTACATGATCCGTCAGGCGCAGCCCGAATTCATCCAGAACGTCTTCGACATCATCTCGGAAGGAGAAGAACCGCTCATCACGAACGATCTGATCGACGGCAACCGGCTGGCGGAAGTGCTCATGGATCGCGGTCAGGACGTGCCGGGCAATAAAGCCATTGGCTCGATGCTGGCCCGCTACCGCTTCGAGACTATCGGGAAGGTGCGCGTCGGCAGCGACTTCCACACCTACTACACGCGGGAGCCGGAAATGTGGCAGTACCGCACCAATGAAGGGGAAATCCACGTCGACACGGTGAAGGTGCGGAAGTACGTGAAGGCGGCGAAAGCCAAAATGGAAGAGGACGACGAACTGTGACAGTCGCCGCCTATTACAACGAGTTCGACCCGTATGCCGCACAGTGGATACGGAATCTCATCAAAGCTGGTCACGTCGCGCCCGGCGACGTTGACGAGCGCTCTATCGAGGACGTTCACCCTTATGACCTCATCGAATACACGCAGTGCCACTTCTTCGCCGGGATCGGAGTTTGGTCCTACGCACTCCGTTTGGCCGGATGGTCCGATTCTCGTGAAGTTTGGACCGGATCGTGTCCGTGTCAACCTTTCAGCGCGGCAGGCAAAGGTGATGGGTTTTCTGACGAGCGGCATCTTTGGCCCGCGTTCTACCACCTCGTCGACTTCCACCGACCTGCAAGCATTTTTGGAGAACAGGTTGCGAGCAAGGACGCAGACCCTTGGATCGACCTTGTACAAGATGACATGGAAGCCCTGGATTACGCCTTCGGGGCGGTCCCGTTTCCGTCTGCGGGCGTCGGTGCTCCGCACATCCGCGACCGACTCTACTGGATGGCCTACGCCGACCAGTATGGACGCAAACCGGGGATGCAAGGACGCCCGGCCGTGGGATACAGGCAGGCCGCTCAACCAGATCGCGGCGCTCGCCGGCTGGACGACGCCGACCACGCGGGACTGGAAGGACTCGGGCGCGGACATCAAGGCGCGGGCGGACGGATCGCAACGCTTCGACCAGTTGCCTCGGCAGGCCAATCTCGCCGGCTGGCGCACGCCGACATGCCAGTCTCCGAACAGCTTGCGTGGCAATGGGCAGGACCCGGCGAAGCGGTTGGCGCAGGGGCACACGTTGAACCTGACGGACGAGGTGAACTGGTTGAAGGACAATCCGCAGCCGGCCCGACTAACGGCTACTGGCGATCTGCTGACTGGCTGCACTGCCGCGATGGAAAGTGGCGGCCAGTTGAACCCGGCACATCCCCGCTGGCTCATGGGGCTACCTCTCGTGTGGGACGACTGCGCGCCTACGGTAACGCGATCAACGCCCACCAGGCGAAAATCTTCATCGAAGTCGCAATGCAGTACCGCCCATGACGACGATGAACTCTGATTTTTCGCAAAGCGAGCGCTGCGGATAGGCGCACTATCTGTATGCGGGCGTCTCGCGGCGTCCGCTCCATCTGACTCACGCCGAGTCTTAGGCCCGCAGAAATGCGGGTCTTTTTTTTTCACGACACGCTCTCTATTCCGGCCACTTAGTCGTCGGCTTCGGGTACACTGAAAAAATCTC